GGGCGCGGTCAATCAGAACTATCAGAACTATCAAGCGCAGACTAACCCGCTCGCGTCGAACACGAACTACAATCCATTCGATACGCCTGGATTCCGGGATGCCATCAATACGGCGACCTCGGATATCACTAACGCCACTAACGGGCAGTTCGCGGCAGCGGGCCGGGATTTCAGCGGCGCCAACTCAATGGCGCTCGGGCGCGGCCTGACACAGGGCTTGGCTCCCACCATTGCGGCTCAATATAATCAGAACGTCCAGAACCAGCAGGGTGCGGCCAGCAATCTTTTTAACGCCGGCAACACCAACGCGGGTATTCAGGCCGGCTTACAGCAGCAGGACGTGGCGAACCGACAGGCCGGCACCCAGGCCGCGACCGATGCCCTCAGCGCAAAGAATTGGGGTCCGAACGCTGTTTTGGCCGCTGAGGCGGCGCGTCGTGGAATTCCGGTTCAGGCGCTCGGGATGCTCGCCAACATCGGCATCCCCATTGCTGGCCTCGGAGGTCAGTCAAGCGGCACTTCGACCGGATCATCAACGATGTCTGGGGCACAGCAGCTCGCCACCATCATGAACGGCTTTGGGAGCTTGATGCCCAAGGCCCCGATGACTTTCAACTTCTGAGGCATCTTAGATGGGACTACTCGACGGCTATTTTGGCTCGCAGCAGCCGGACAATTCGAGCTTTCTCGACAGGCTAATACAGTCCGTCCAAGCCGGCGGTTATGACCCGTATCAGGGAGCGTCAAATGCGCCGCTGTCTCCGATCGAACAGCAGATGATGTCGATGGCAGGTCCGAACCAGCCGCTTGTCGGGATGACGCCGCAACAGCAGTTGGTCGCAGGCATAACCGCCCCTCAAATGGCTGCGGCTGGTCCGTCGCCGGCACCAGTTCCGAACAATCCGGGTGCGTCGCCAATCGCTATTGGTGGCTATATGATGCCGCGCATTGGAGACGCGGCGCAATATGTGCCGTCCGCCGACGACGCTTCTGTGCCGACGAACGCGCAGCCCACGCAAGGACAGGTGCCGCAGTCGGCGCAACCCGCTGCACAGCCCACATTCATGCAGCCGCAAAACTCTCCCGGCGGTTTCGGCGGCGCGCTGCGAGGCGCACTTTCCAATATGCAGGCCGGCCCCCTTGGCATTATCGGGGGCGCGCTCGCTGGCGGCATGGGCATGGGTCAGGGATCTGCCCAGGACCAGCAGCGCCGTGCCTTGCAGCAAAGCTATAACTCCTATCTCGCTGCCGGCTTCTCGCCTGAAAAGGCGCAGTTGATGGCGGTTAATCCGAAGGCGGCGGAAAAGCTTATCGAGCAGCAGTATCCAACCGACCAATATTCCGTTGTCCAAGACGGCGAAAACGAGCTCGGACAGAAGCACTATTCCGTTTTCAACAAGGCGGACGGTACGCGGCAGGCCATTGGCCCGAGTATGGGCAGTGGTGGCAGCGGCGCGCTCGGGGATATGACGAAAACCGGCGCGGAATATCTGGCGACGTTGCCGCGTTCGGAAGCGGCCATTGTTCAACAGATGGTTGAAGGCAAAATGGCGCCCCCGACTTCCTTTGCGCTCGGGAAGCCCATTTGGGCCAACCGAATTGCGGCCGCGCGGAATGTCGATCCGAATTTCGATGAGACGACGTGGAAATCGCGCGCCGCGATGGGGACTGACCTGGGTAAGTCCAGCAACAGTTCGATCGGCGGCATCATTAGCAACGGCAAATCTGCCTTCGAGCACCTTGCGACGCTCTCGGACAAGGCGGCGGCCCTTGGTAATTACGACGGCCCGAATTTTCCGGGCGGAAGTTATCTTGCGGGCGCGGCTAACGCGGTCGGCAATTCTTCGTCTGCCAACGCTGCCAAGGTTTCGGCACTCAATGACGCCTCACTGAAGTACGGCCAGGAAAGCACCAAGTTTTACGCAGGCTCAGGCGGTGGCGAGGCCGAACGCATGGAGGCGCGCAAGGTGATGAACGGCAGCGCGTCGTCCGCGACGATGGTCGGCTTCCTTCAGTCCGAAAAAGAATTGATGCTCGGGCGCCTGAAGCAGAAGGAAGACCAAATCCGCGACGTGATGGGGGCGGACTATCTTTCCAAGCACCCGGTTATGACGCCTGACCTGCAAAAGACGATCGATCGAATTGACCAGAATATCAATAAACTCAAGGGCAATTCCGAGCCTGAGAAGGCATCTACTCCCGGGCAGACCAAGACCGGCGTTAGCTGGAGCGTGGTGCAGTAATGGCAACGCTCCAGATCGAAGGCCGCAAAGTCCAAGTTGACGATAGCTTTCTGAAACTATCCCAAGCGGATCAGCAGGCGACGGTTGACGAAATTGCGTCATCATTTACTCCGGCTGCTGATCCGGTTAGCACCAATGACGTTGTTCGATCGGCCGCCACTGGTGTTCCGATTGTTGGTGGCCTCCTTAACAAGGCTGACGCCGCGACGAATGCCGCGCTAGCGCCGCTCCTCAACCCGCTGTTTGACGAAAAGGACCAGTTACAGGGCGCGACCTTCGGAGATCGCTATCAAAAATCGCTTGCGATGCAGGAAGGCTCCGACGCTAAATTCGCGGCTCAACATCCGAACGTCGATACCGCCGCCAAGATGACCGGCGGCGTGGCAGCGACGATCCCGGCTGTCGCGGCTGCGCCGTGGCTCATGGGCGCCACGGGCGGCGTTCCAGGCATGGCACTCCGAGGCGGCCTCTCGAGCGCTGCGATCGGCGGGACGGATGCAGCTATTCGAGGGACAGACCCGTTGGTCGGCGCTGCCATTGGCGGTGCTTTCGGTGCGGCTATGCCGGTCGGTGTCGCTGCGGGAAAGGCGGTTGCGTCACCGTTCCTTTCCAACATCATGGCCAGGATTGATCCGCAAGGTTATGCCGAGCGTCAGGTTGCGCGTGGCATCATGGAAAGCGGCCGGTCAACCGGCGACATTGCCAACGATGTTGTAGGCGCGGCCATGGAAGGGCAGGGCGTTTACAACGTGGCGGACGCAATGGGCAACGCCGGCCAGCGGATGCTTTCAACCGTGGCGCGAGCGCCCGGCGAGGGCCGAACAAATGTGGTGAATGCCCTAGAGGGCAGGCAGGGGACGCAAGGGCGGCGGGTATCCAATGCGCTTGCGGAGGGTTTCGACGCGCCGGAGACGGCGGCGCAGACCGAGGCGCGGATGACTGCGGCGCGCGGAGCACAGGCGGACGCCGATTTCGGGGCTGTCCGTGCAGACGCGGGCCGAGTCGATTTGACGCCGACGCTGAATCATATCGACGCTATTATCGGGACGCAGCCTGGACAGACGATCACGCCAGCCAATGACAGCATCGAGGGCGTACTGACCGGCTTCCGGCAGCGGCTTGCGCGGGTCAACCCCGATGATTTTGAGGCCGTCCAGCGCATTCGCGGCGATATGTCCGACGCGGCGCAGACAGCGCAGCGGAGCGGTCAGGGCAATCGCGCCCGATTGATTGGCGCCGCTGTCAGACAACTCGACTCAGCGATGGAAAATGCTTCGAACGGCTATCGTGCCGCGAATCGCAATTTTGCGCAGGCTTCACGTAACATTGAGGCTGTGCAAACGGGCCGTGACTCATATCTTCGCGGACGTACCGAAGACACTATCCCGGCCTATCAAAACCTCACGCCTGAAGGACAGCAGGCGTTTCGATCCGGGTATGTCGATCCGGCGATAGCGCAGACTCAGGGCGCGGCGTTTGGCGTGAACAAGGCGCGTCCCTTCCTCAATGACGCCTTTGCGGCGGAGGCGGATGCGATAGCGCCGGGTAACGCCATGATGCAGCGCCGGCTTGCCCGCGAACAGACGATGTTCGAGACGCGCGCCCAGGCATTGGGCGGTTCAAAGACTGCCGACAATCTAGCGGACGCCGATGCGCTCGGGATCGATCCATCCGTTGTCGGACACATCTTTGCGGGCGATTGGGGCGGGGCTGTTCGGTCTCTCATTCATGCGGGAAGCCGGACCCTGACTGGCAACACGCCACAGGTGCGCGAGGCAGTTGCAAGGATCTTGCTTCAGCACGGCGTCAACGTGACGCCTGCACAACTCGAACAGATGGTCGGTCGCACGGTAACGCAACTGCAGACCATGCAGCGACTTGCGAACGGCGCCACGCGGGCGGCGGCTGGTGGTGCGTCATCGGCAGCGCAGCAGAAGAAATCAAAACCGCGACCCAACATCTTCAACTGAGGAAAACGAATGTCTGACGAGAACCGCAATGATGACGGCCAGTTTGCTCCCGCCGAACCCGTGTTCGGACGAGAGCAGATTGAGCGCGATGCGGGCTACGTTCCGTATAAGGAGGAAGCGCCTGCCGACAGCGAGGAATTGACGCTAGAGGAGGCCGTAGAGCAGACCGAGTCGAGCACCCCGCAGAGCGATATCAAAACGTACAGCGCTCTCGATGAACTGCCGGACAATGTTTCATTGACGCTCGAACAGGCGGTCAAGTTACAGACCGAAATGGATGCCGCCGACACAGCGCAATCGGAGCTCGAAGAGGCCGAGAAACTGCGGGCCGAGGTGGACAAGCTGCGCGGCGAGGCCGAGGAAAACAAGGCGAGCGCAGAAGAAAACCAGATCGGCAAGGACCCCAAGGCGGACGTTGAGAAGTTCCTTGCACTCCCACACGTCAAGGAAGCCGTCGAAAAACTGACCGGCGAAGCGGAACAGACCCGATCGGCCTATCAGAACGGATTGACTGCCGCGACCGCGATTGCGCAGGCGACTTTCTTTAGTCAGTTTCCGGAGTTTGCAGACATTCCGGAGGGGCAGCAGGCGCAAGCGCTCGCCATCATGCAACAGAACGACCCGGCTCGGGCGGCCAAGGTCTATGTGGCTGTGCAGAACTTCGCGAGCCTCGCAGAGCAGCACCGTGCCGAACAGCAGCGGATCGACCACGAGAAGCACTCCCGCCTTGCGACCTACGCCAAGGAGGAAGGCGACCGCTTCGAGAAGATGATTTCAGACGTTCCGAAGTCGCAGCGTAAGGCGATCGAGGATGGCATCGTTGCCAAGATTAAGGAATATGGCGGCGATATGCAGCAGTTCGTGCGCCTGATGAAGAGCACTGAATTTGCGAGCGCGACAGTGCAGCGGCTTTTGTGGGATGTTGGCAGGCTACATCAAATAGAGAACGCCAGGAAAGCTGTTGCCAGTAATGCGCTCCCGCCCGTGCAGCGCCCTGGGGTTTCGCGCTCGCGATCGTCTAGCGATGACGACATTGCGGCGCTCGATCGGGAGTTGACGCGAACCGGATCAATCAAGGTCGCCCAAAAGCTGATGGCGGCGAAAATGCGAGCAAGAGGATAACCCAATGGCCGAGGATACCAGGGACTACATTGAACGGACGCAATCGCGCGCGGTTGGCTACATGGGCAAGGAGCTGACGCCGGACGAAATGGCGGCTGAATTTATGAAATGCGACATCGACGCGCGGGTTTCCGTCCTGGAAGGCTTGGCAGAGGACCGAGGCGAATTATCGATCAAGGATGCCTCGCGGCGATATGCTTTTGAAAGCGCACTCCGCGCCACCCATGAAAAGCTCCGCAAGATCGGCCGATGACTACGTTTGAAAATTGGTGCGCCCTAAATGACGTTCCCTCGCTGCCGGCGAGGCCGGCAGACGTTGCACGGTTTGTCACCGTTTGCGAACCACTCGGGATGGAAAAGATTTGGCCGATGATCGAGGAAATCTCACGCGCGCATTATGTGCGTGGACTTGCCGACCCCACCCTTGGGGGGTGGGTATCGGTTGCGGTCAACGAGATCGCCAAGATCGATCCGCCGCGTTCCTGGCCAAAGGACAAGAAGGCCAGGTTCGCTACCCTGCCATACGATTTGCAGGTCTATCTCTCGAGGCACGAAGCGCAGCGGGATAAGGAAGTTCGGCGCGCGCAGAGCGAGGCGGCGAAGGTCAAACAGGCACTTTCGGAAATTCAGAAACCAGCAAGGACACCAAATGGCAATCAGTCGCACACCGCCGCTTGATGAGCGGATCAAAGATATTCGGGCTGAAATCGACGCCTTCATTGACGCTAGGGCGGCGCATATCAAAGAGACGTGCGAGGGCGTCCCCGTTGAGGTTATCCGCAATTTGATAACCGCTCGGAGCGGCGGCTGCCAATGCAGCGCCTATCTCGATATCCAAACCAAGGATGCTGAGGAAGCGAAGAGGGCGGCATGAGTCAACACGCGGGGATCTTGGGCTTCCTGACCGAAGCCAACGAAATAATGCAAGAATTGGGCGTCTCAAGTGAGGAGGCTTTCGCCATTCAACGCGAGCGGGCGGCCGATCGTTTGCGGGAATATGAGCTGGAACGAGCCGCCCCGCCGAGCAACGTCATTCAGTTTCGCCCGCGCGGTGCGTGAGAATGGGTTGGCTGGATAGCTGGTTAAGCGATCTTGAGGAGCCGGCACCAAGGCCGACGAAGAAGATCGAAGCACCTCGCGAGCCGGAGCCGGAAATCCTTCACGTATGGTTTCAGACCCGCCAGCCTACTGGCGCCAATGACGCCGGCCAGGTTGAACTAGGCCGGTACTCCGTTTCCAATGGCGTCCTGCATATACACGATGAGGCCGGCAAGACCATTGGGGCTTCATACCGCCTTCGCGATGGCGAAGATCCCAGACAGATGGCGGGGCGTCTCGCAAGAGAGGCTTGGCGGAAGTCACGGGGCGAGTCGGATTTTAACCGACCTCTCCATTATCGGGGAGGGAGTGTTGCTTAGTCTCCGGCGATCGGACCCCGAGCTTGTTGGTCCTCAAATTCCTTCTTTCGAGCGTTGGCCTCGTCAATGGACTCAACGTGCTCAATGACGCCATGAAAATGAGAAACGTCCTGCGCACGAGAAAGCCCCGGAAGCGGGGCACCGGTCGCCAGGTTAGCGTGATAGGCGACCATGCGGACGCATTTTAGGGGCGCGGCTTGCGGATGGCGACGATGGTCTTCCCAATCAGCGTTCCGACGCCGGCGGATGCGAACATGAAGGCCAGCACGACAAGGCCGATGACGACTATCCAGGCCAGTCCATCCATCAGGATCATGAACATTTGCCGGGACTCCCTCTAGGGGGTGGATTTTTAACGCAAATCAGCGCAGCATCCTATTTGGGTTTGATCACCCGGACCGAAATAGGCCGGCAGTCGATTGGCGTCGATTGCTGCCGAAAGCGCAACAAGCCTTGGCGGGCTTGTCGGGCGCTAAGGAGCGCCTTGGCGGGCGCGCCGTTCTGGCTTTATGCCGGGGGCGTTGCGCCATGTCCAGAGCCGCGAGGCTTAAAAGCGCGACGACCTGTCTTTCGGCAGGTGATCAACCCCCGGCTGCCCGGTCCGTTTCCGGGTAACGGCTTTGATCAGCCAAACCGAAAGACTGTCAACATGCAAACCATCCTAGAACGGCCAGCGGACTCCGCTGATGCGATTCCACCCGGTCTAGCTGTCCAACAGCGGGAGCGCGAAACGACTCTCCTCAGCCTCGCCAGACTCAGGAAAGAGGCAGCGGCCGAAATTGATCGGCTGATTGCATTCCTGGACGCGTGCGATCCCTACGTCACGACGGAGTTGGAGGAGAACGGCGACGAGAAAGACTCCTCCTATCCCGGAAGCGGGTCGCACCTGCTAGGCAATCCGAACGAAGATGACGAGGACGGCGCTGACGACGAGCCATCACTTGGCTCTCACGGTCATGGCGGTGGCGGCCCGATCATGTATTTGCAGCACGTCGTCAGTACCGGGTATTCCATCGAGATCGATTGCGAAGGCGACGAACACGACGGGCGCGAGCCCGAAGACGAAAGCGACGACAGCCCGGATAACGAGCCGTCGCTAGGGTGGACCGTTGATGGGGTAATCAGCAACACGCCGACCGCCGATTGTGATGCAGAGCTATCGTTGCCGACCGTTGGCCCGCAGAACCGCACCAACATTCCTGGGGCCGACAAACTGATCGTGGAGACCACCTATCGCCGCTTCCTGCATGGGCTCTCGCCCGAGCATAAGGCCCTTCTATCTGAACGTAGGCAGGCCGATAGCGGCGTAGTGACAGTTTAGCTGTGGCGCAGAGGCCCGCCGGTTCACGCTGGCGGGCCGTTATCTGCGAAAGGTTCAAGAGGCCGTCCGAAAACCGGTTCCGATGAAGAACCGGTTTCCGTTGGCCGATCTAAGGCCGATCCACGAATCCCGCCTGTGTGCATTGTGTGTGCAGGCGGGTTTTTATTCTCTAATCTAAAGAGCGATTTCAGGGTCTAACTTATTGATCTGATTGGTGAGCGCGGAGGGACTCGAACCCTCGACCCCATGATTAAAAGTTATGTTTTTCGGTGGTCGTCAACTGCATGAAAATGCTTTCATTTCACAAAAAGCGCCGGAAGTGGCTGCAATAAGCCAATTATTCTGCCTTGCGTCGTCTTGCCTCAAATTATCTTGCATTGGGCCGTGGCTGTGTGCATAGAGTGTGCACGTAGACCCCACTTGGTCATTTTACTGCACACAAACAGGTGAGCCGATGCCGAAGATCAGCAAGCGAACGGTTGATGCGCTCGATAGCGGGATCTTGGCGGATAGCGAGATCAAAGGATTTGTTGTGCGGCGGCTGGAAAGTGGCGCCGCCTCATATGGCTTTCGGTATCGAGATCGCGCTACCGGCAAACAGCGATGGATCGGCTTGGGGCTTCATGGCGCCATCACCGCCGAAGAGGCGCGGGGACTGGCGAAAAAGCGCGCGGGCGAGGTTGCAGATTCTCGCGATCCAGTTGCCGAGCAGGAAGAGAGCCGGGCGGCTGCAAAGGTCGCCAAGCTGGCAGCGACGAACACCGTTGACGCGATCCTAGACAAATTTGAACTGCGGTACTCAAGCAAGCTGCGAAGCGGCGACCAGATCAAGCGGGCATTCAAGGTCTATGTCCGCCCCCGGATCGGAACTAAGTCCGTCTATGACTTGAAGCGGCGCGATATTGTCGAAATGCTTGACGCGATCGAGGACGACCACGGCCCCGTCATGGCTGACCGCGTTTTGGCTCACGTCCGCAAGGCGTTCAATTGGTGGATGGTGCAGGACGAAGACTTCAAGTCTCCGATTGTCCGGGGCATGGCCCGAACGAAGCCCGGCGAACGGAAGCGCAAACGCATCCTCTCCGATGACGAAATCAGGGAAGTATGGGCCGCCCTCGACCATATCGACGCGCCGGCCTGTTATCCCGGCTACGTCCGAACCCTTCTCTTGACGATGACGCGCCGAAACGAGGTTTCGGACATGCATTCCGCCGAGCTTGACGGCGACCTTTGGGTAATTCCCGCCAGCCGATACAAAAACAAACAGGATCACGTTATCCCGCTGACGGCGGACGCGCTGGCAATAATTCCCAAGGGGAAGGGATTCGTTTTTTCAACAAAGGGCGGGAAGAAAGCTTTTAGCGGATTCAGCAAGGCCAAGTCCGAGCTTGATGGGTACATTGCCAGGGCGAGGAAGGCCGCTGGTAAGCCGGCCATGCAGCGATGGACCTTGCACGACCTCAGACGAACCGGACGCACCCTCATGTCCCGCGCCGGCATTGCCGACGATCATGCAGAGCGGGCGATGGGTCACGTTATCGGGGGCGTTCGCGGCACCTATGACCGCTACGAATATCTTGAGGAAAAGCGGAAAGCATTCGAGGCGCTGGCGAAGTCGATCGCGCTGATACTAAACCCGCCGGACAACAATGTTGTGAAGCTGGAAAGGGTCGGAGCATGACCCGCGAAAACAAGAGGGCTTCGCTTCGCGGGATGCTCAATTTTTTGGGGCGGTTGATGGACGACCCGTCGAAACTTTCACCGACGAAATTGAATGCAGCGATTGCTAAGGCTGCTCGTTTAGAGGCGCGGGGCTGGAAATATCTTGCGGGAGAAGGCGGCGACATTGAAGAGTTGCTGAAATTGATAGGCGAGGCACCAACAACGCTCCTTCACAATCGAAATGTGCCGGAGGGAGACGGTCGGCGCCAGGGAAGCAAAGAAGAGAAGTATTTGAGCAGGGACGAAATGGTGATTGCCGATATCCGTAACGGCAAGCCGAAGCCGGCGGCGATCCGGGAGCGGTACAGAGTGAGGAAACAATACGCCACACACGCCAAGCGCATTAAGCGGAAGATGGACGAGCAGGACGCCGAAACACAGCGGATCATTCGCCTGCAGACTCCCGCTATCCGGCTAGTGGACATTAAGTAGTCCAAAAATCCCAATACTTAATGTCCTTGTAATATCAATGACTTAACTTGCGAAGCGGCCCAACCCGGCGTTAAGTGCAATCACTCTAAACCAGAGAGGATTTGCACTATGAAGACCGTTGAAGAGGCCGCCGCGGAGCTTGGACTTTCCGTCCATACCCTGAACGGTTGGCGAGTACAGGGGCGAGGCCCCGAGTTTACAAAACTCGGCAGCGCCGTCCGCTACAGCGACGAAGCAATCGAAAATTTCAAAAACGAAGGGAAACGACGTTCCACGTCCCAGCCCGTGAGTGCGTGCGCGTAAAAAAGCGAAACCCCGAAACGCTGGCGGCGCTCGGGGTCTCTTAATTTCAATCGGCATTGAAAAGCAGGAACCACGAAATGGAATACAGCAACGCGCCCCAGGGTGCAACTACCTACCCCGACCATCCCGGCTATCGCCACAACGCTCCCGAGACCAGCAAGGAGGCGGCGGACGCTATCGCACCGATGGCGCGGAATCACCGCGACCAGATCCTTGCGGTACTCAAGGCGGCCTATCCCGACAGCCGCAGTTCCGACCAGATCGGCGCCACGATCGGCCTTTCCCCGTACAGCGTCCGGCCCCGCGTGTCTGAGTTGCAGGCCGCCGGCAAAGTGGAACGAACCGACGACCGCACTAAGAACGACGGCGGCAGAACCGTCACGCTCTGGAGGGCTGCATAAATGAACAAAGCAGTCACCCCCGAGCAGCTTTCACTCGAACGACCTGCGCCGGTTAAGGCCCCGGTTAACCCAGGGGATAACCCCCCGGTTAAGCCGAGCCCCCTGGCTCAGGCCGGCCCATCACATGATGACCAAGACTTCGATTGGTCGCCTGAGAACCCTGACGTGGTACTCCGGGCTCAACCGGCGACGGCCATCTATTACAATGCGATGGGCCACATCGTCATCAGGCAGGAGCGCGCTTGGTCCGATGAATGCGACCCGCTTGTCGCGATCACCCCCGAGAATGCCGTGACGTTCATGGAGGCCCTTGCCAAGCGGGCGAGGGAGTAACCAGCGCGTGGCCGGCAAAAAAGACAAAGGGCCGCGCCACGTCCGCATTTGCCATTACATGATGGCAACCCCGGCCTGGATCAGCTTGGGTGGTATCGAGCGCGCTATGTATCTCGACATAGCCGCTCGATACGCGGGCTACGGCAGCAACAACGGCAAGATTGGCTATTCCGTCCGAGAGGCCGCGACCAATCTGCACGTTGGCACATCAACAGCGAAGCGATCCTTGGATGCCCTGCAGGATCGCGGCTTTATCGTCGCGATGAAACGCGGGGCCTTCACGCTCAAGCAGCGTCACGCCAGCGAATGGCGCCTGACAGAGTTTCCGAGCGACATATCCAGGGACATGGCGACCAAAGATTTCATGAACTGGACGCCCGATAAAAACAAAACACGGTACCCACAGCGGCACCGTTCGGTATCTGTAGCGGCACCGATCGGTATCTCCAGCGGCACCATGCCGGACTCTGATACCTCTCACGGTATCTGCAGCGGCACCGTCAATGGGGGTTTGGCTGCATGATCGGTACCTGTAGCGGCACACATATAGTTAACCAGGGGGTAGGGCCTTTGTTGGGGAGGCCCGCATGACGAAACAGAAGGTTGAAAAGCCCTATGGCTTCGTTCTCGTTCTGCGCGGGATAGCTCGCGCAGCGATCATGCTGCAGAACCATCCTGCCGCGTTGCGCGTCGTCTGCATCGCAGCGGAGTACATGAACCAGGACGGTGTTTGCCGAATCGGGCAGGGCACCATTGCAGCCCGGCTCGAGATTTCGCGCCAGGCCGTCAATAAGCATCTGCAACTTCTCGATCGAATGGAAATTTTGATTGCCGACGCCAAAAAGGATGGCGTGACGCTTCGCTATTACCTGAACACGGACGGCCTTGAGGACGAACGCGAAGGTCAGGACCGCGTTGACGAGCGGCGCGCAGCCAAACGACGGCAGCACCCAAATGAGCCACCACCGAAGCCCGCAGAGCAGCCGGCTCCCATTGTGAAGGTTTCGCAGGACTACAGTTGGCAAATCGGTTGCCGCGCTCGTCATCAGAAGTTCGGCCTCGGCACCATTTCGGCGGCGGACGGAAATAAACTCAATATCGAATTTGACGACGGCCAAACGCGCAAGGTTGTGGCCGATTTCGTCACGATCAAGGCCAAGGGCGCCGGCATAGGTGCAACCTCAGAGATTGCAGGGGGTGCAACGTGATTAGGTTGCAGGGTAGCAACCTTAGAAGTTGCTCGGGGTGCAATGCAATTGAGTTGCACGAAGAAACCTTCTTGAGAAATCTCATAAGAGATTTCCTCAAGAGAAGCGCCGCTCCGCGTCGCGGCTTCCCTTGCGGTCGCCGCTCGCGGGCGGCTTTTCAGGAGTTGGTTGGATGAGTCAGTGTGAGCTTGTCTGTGTCCCGCCCTCCTATGTTGCAACCATCCTTCCCATTGCCGAGCCTCTTCTTCGATCGGCCTTGGCTCATACTGGCATCGGCGACTATTCCGACCTCGAAAGCGGAATTTCGGCCGGCGATCAACTTTTGTGGTTGGCTCTCGATCTTGCGGTACCGGATCAGAACCTCAAGATTTTGGCGGCGGCATCGACACAGTTGCAGTTAGCGGCTGCCGGCAGGATTTGCGTCATCACGGCTTGCGGCGGTCATTCCCTTTCCGATTGGCTGCATCTGTTCGCTCACACGGCTTTGCACCGATCGGTGTCATTGCTGACAAGATCCTAGATCAATCATCAAAAACCCATAATTCACAGGCATAACATGAATGTTGAAGCTGAAATTCAGGAGCCGAAACGGATGGGGCGACCATCCGAGTTTTCAACCGAGATCATGGCCGAAATCTGTGAGCGAATGTCCGATGGGAAATCCCTTCGGGAGATTTGCGAGGCAGACCCTGACATGCCGGCGCGGCGGACGATCCTGCGATGGGTCAAAAACGACGACGCTGCAAAGAAGCTTTACGACCAGGCGCAGCAAGAGCGAATGCACTGGTATGCCGACGAGATCATAAAGATTGCCTATGACACGTCGAAAGACACGATCAAGGGCGGCGCCGGGCAGGATCTTTGTAACCATGAGTGGATCGCCCGATCGCGGTTGAAGGTGGACAGCCTCAAATTCCTGATGGCGAAGCTTGCCCCCAGGTCATACGGCGACAAGCCTCTCCCAGAACCGGAGGATGATCGGAACCTAAAGGTTAGCTGGGAAGCCCCCACGAAGATCATCCGTGTTATCACTGGCGTGGTGCGCGGCGACGACGGAAGCGTTATCGACGCCAGCGACAACGAAAAGCTCAGGGCGCGCATTGCCGAGCTTGAAGAGCGATTAGGCATCGGAGAACCTCCTGCGCCCAAGCTGCTCACGTATGACCCTGGCCCGCTGCCAAGCCGATTCAGCAACGAATTGAGAGCACGCTTTGCCCGGATCATAGGGGACAACATGCCCGATGCAGACAGGCGCTCCCCCGAAGACGTACTAGACGAAGCACTCTCCGAATTTGAAAGCGCGTTGAAGGCGAAATATCAGCGCGAGGCCGCGACATAAGGCGCCGCTACGCGCGCGCGAGGTTGGGAAACCTTTGCGGTTTCGGAAGAGGTTTAGCCGAAACCTTGCGACCGATTGACACGCCCATCTTATGCCGTTTGTGTGCATTGTGTGTGCAGTTATCCATCCTTGTCCTAGTTAGTGCGACAGTCATTGAGCAAGATGCATCCAGGCGCGTGATTAAAGATTACAGGGTCCAACAAAACCCGTACATTGTAGGCAACTGATTTGCGGCCCCGACGCTCATGTCCCCCGGCTCGCTTCAAGCAAGGACACAACCGAATGACCGTCGATGAAATCCAGGCCACCAACGAGTCACCTTCTGGACCTGGTTCTCCTTCGGAACCAAGTCTGAACGACGGCCTTGAGCAAAACCAACCGTTCGCTGACGCCAAGGCCGCTGCAGCCCATGATGAGATGATCGACAAACTGCGCGGGACTACCGCGCTCGGCCGCCTTGCCCTTGTCGAGGTCCGGACGATCTTCGCGAAGCTGGCAGAGCTTGGCTACACGATTGTGGAGCCGAACAATGGCTGAGGCCGTCCGGTATTCCAATTCCGTCACGGTGCGCTGTCAGCCCGAGGTAACGGCGCTTGTTGAGCGCGCCGCCCAAAGGCGGGGACAGAAGCCCTCAGAATACGTCCGCCAGGCCCTTCTAACGGGGCTACGGCTTGACGGCTTCGATCCGGCGGACATTGCACCCCGAGACGCGGGAAGCCTCTACAACGTCACGCCAGACGGCCTACGGAAGTATGCCCTCGTTTCGGCGGGCCGCATGTTGGTCGATACGTTGCCGCTTGCTGAGTGTCCCAACATTGCAGACGCGAACCACTATCCTGCCGGATATGTCCCGGCCGATGGCGACCGATGGGTGCCGATCGAATACGAGGACTCCCAGCCCTTTGATCCTGCCGAGCATTACCGATTGGCGCCGATGCAGCGCATTGAGGCTGACCGGGTTGTTCGCACCTATCCCGTTATTCCGAAGTCGGAGGGTATCTAATGCCCTCCGGTCTGTATATCTGGAGCCAAACAGCCAACGCGAACGCGAGTGCCGACAGCGCAATTAATTATCAAGAAGGCCAAGCCCCATCTTCGGTCAATGACAGTGCGCGGGCCGTCATGGCTGTGGTTGCCAAATATCGGGATGATATTTCCGGCGCAATCGTCACCGGCGGCACATCGACCAATTATACCCTGACGAGCTATTCGATCTTCGACACGCTGCCTCATATGAACGGGCAGATGATCGCGTTCACGCCGCACACGGCGAACGGCGCGACGGTGACGCTGAATGTGGATGGCCTTGGTGCGAAGCCACTTCGGGTTTCTCCGAACGTTGAGCTGCAATCCAATGTGCTCATTCAGGGCACGCCATACGTCGCGACTTATAACAACTCCGATGGCGCTTTTTACCTCCATAACCTGGCAAGCAATACTTACGGCGTACCGCTTGGCGCTGGGATGGATTTCTGGCTCCCAACGGCGCCTAGCAGTGCGTTTGCGTTCCCAACCGGCCAGGCAATTTCGCGGACTACGTATGCGACCCTATTTGCCGCGATGGGGACGACATACGGGACTGGTGACGGCTCTACCACGTTCAATCTCCCGGACAAGACAGGGCGTGTCTCTGCGATGAAGGAGGCGAGCGCAACACGGTTGACGGCTGCGGGCAGCGGTATCAACGGCGCGACGATGGGAGCTTCGGGTGGGGCTGAAACCAAGACGCTATTGATCGCCAATTTGCCTCCCTACACGCCGGCGGGAACGATCGCCAACGGTGCCATCACTATTTCTGATCCGAACGTTCCTATCGCGGCGGCCTTCACTGGCAACAATAACGGTGGCGGAGGCGGATCTTTCGGCGTCATTCAAGGTGGGCCAGCGCCGATCACCGCATCTCAGGCGGCGTCTACTTTCACCGGGACCGCGCAAGGTGGCACGAGCGCGCCGGTCGCGACAATCCCACCTCTGATCGTCTGCAACTATATCTTGAGGATTATCTAATGGGCGGCACCAGCACGCAGCAGCAATCGACCACCTCGCAAACCTCCCCCTGGGAGGCAGCGCAGCCAATGCTTAAAACCATTCTGGGGCAGGTGCAGGGCGGACTTGGGAGCACCGGACTAACCGGCGCGGAAAGCGGCGCGATCGATCAATTGTCGACCAATGCTGCGGGAGGAAATCCCTATGCTTCGCAGATCGGCGCAAACGCAAATGGGCTTTTGACCGGCGGCGGCGCAACCAACCAGGCGGGCGCGGTCAATCAGAACTATCAGAACTATCAAGCGCAGACTAACCCGCTCGCGTCGAACACGAACTACAATCCATTCGATACGCCTGGATTCCGGGATGCCATCAATACGGCGACCTC